ACAAGGTTGCTGCACAAGCAGCTTTGAAAGCAGAAATTACTGAGAGCTTCATGAATGATCTGAAGTCTCTGTTCGAAACACACAACATCTATGTTCCTGAAGAAAAGTTCGACGTTGTCGAAGGTCTACAGAGCGAGATGGCAGAAATCCAAGCACGTCTGGATCAAGTCATGGAAGAAAACATGGCTCTGAAGGGTGAGCTGAGTGAGTCTGCACGTGCAAAGATTCTTGCTGATGTTGCTGAAGGTCTTGCTGCTACACAAGCAGAAAAACTAACAGCGCTTGCTGAAGGCGTTCAATTTGACACCGCAGAAAACTATCGTAAGAAGTTGGAAATCGTTAAGGAAAATTATTTCCCAACCGACAAGCCAGCTGCTACGAGCGGTGCTAAATCGCTGATGGAAGAAGTGCAAGAAGTAGGTGACCAACAAGCATCAGCTCCTGTTAATAGCGTCGTGTCTCAGTACGCAAAAGCTATTTCCAGAACGGTTAAAAAATAATTCTTTATAAATAAATTAAATCCAATAAACTAAACCAAGAAGGGGATAGAGAAAATGTACCTTAATGAAGAAATTCAACAAAAGTGGGCTCCCGTACTGAACCACGAAGATCTGCCAAAGATCGAAAGTGCTCACAAGCGTGGCGTCGTTGCTACTCTGCTTGAAAACACAGAGCGTGCTCTGATGGAAGCAGCTGGCCAAGCTCCTGGTAGCCAAGTGTTGACGGAATCTCCAATTCCTGTTAACAACGGTGTCGCTGGTGGCGCTGGTTCTTATGCAACGTTCGATCCTGTGCTGATCAGCCTGGTTCGCCGTGCTATGCCTAACCTGATCGCTTATGACATCTGCGGCGTTCAGCCAATGACAGGTCCTACCGGTCTGATTTTTGCTCTGCGTTCACAATACGCAAACACCACAAACAACCAAGTTGCAGAAACCTTCTACAACGAAGTTAACACAGAGTTCTCTTCTGTTACATCTGGTGCTAACACACTGGGTCAGAAGCACGTTGGTGGCGTTCCTGGTTCGTCTTCAGGTGGCTATGCTAACTTGGCTGCTAACGGCATCTATAACTTCGGTTCTGGTATGTCTACAGCTCAAGCAGAAGCTTTGGGCACCACAAGCAACACCGCATTCCCACAAATGGGTTTCACAATCGACAAAGTTACCGTTACTGCTAAGTCACGTGCTTTGAAGGCTGAGTACACCATGGAAATGGCACAAGACCTGAAGGCAATTCATGGTCTGGACGCTGAAACAGAATTGTCTAACATTCTGACTGGTGAAATCCTTGCTGAAATCAACCGTGAAGTTGTTCGTACAATCAACGTTACCGCTACCCAAGGTTGCGAATCTGGCCAAACAACCACCGCTGGTGTGTTTGACCTAGACGTCGACGCTAACGGTCGTTGGTCTGTTGAAAAGTTCAAGGGCTTGATGTTCCAAATCGAACGTGAAGCTAACGCGATTGCAAAAGCAACTCGTCGTGGTAAGGGTAACATCATCATCTGTTCTTCGGACGTCGCTTCCGCTCTACAGATGGCTGGTGTTCTGGACTACACTCCTGCTCTGAACAGCAACAACCTGCAAATCGACGACACAGGCAACACATTCGCTGGTGTTCTGAACGGTCGTATGAAGGTTTACATCGATCCATATGCAACTGGTAACTACATGACCATCGGTTATAAGGGTTCTTCTGCATTCGACGCTGGTCTGTTCTACTGCCCATACGTTCCTCTGCAAATGGTTCGTGCTGTTGATCAAGACAGCTTCGCACCTAAGATTGGTTTCAAGACCCGTTACGGCATGGTTGCAAACCCATTCGCTGAAGGTCTGACAAAGGGCGCTGGCGCTCTGACCAAAGATAGTAACGTTTACTATCGCCGTGTTATCGTTGCTAACCTGCTGTAATAATAAAAATAATAAGCAGAAAGCTAACGCTTCAAGGGCCTCTTCGGAGGCCCTTTTTTATTGGATAAATAAGATGAGGAGACCATTATGAGCGCCATTGACAATCAACCATTAAACCCATCATTCCTATCACCGCTTGGCTTTAAGTTCGAGATCAAGCGTGCACCTCATTTGAACTTCTTTGTACAATCGATCGATCTTCCGAGTGTGTCTTTGGGTACAGCAGACGTTGAAACACCGTTTACACGCATTCCACTGCCTGGAACCCGCCTTACATTCGGTAACCTTCAAGTGACGTTCAAGGTTGACGAGGATATGAGGAACTATTTGGAAATGTATGAATGGCTTAAGGCTGTTGGTTTCCCTGACAACTTTCAACAATACAACAACATTGCTGGGATGCAAGTTACATCAGGAAACTCTATCTATTCCGATTGCACACTGATTGTAACCACTAGCGCTATGAATCCTAACAAGGAAATTACGTTCATTGATTGTTTCCCTGTTGACCTTTCCTCATTACAGTTTGATAGTACATCTGTGGATGTTCAGTACCTAACTGCTACTGTTACTTTTGCTAACCGAAGATTTGATATAAAAGACATTGTCTAATTTGTTATGAAGCTTGATGATATTATGGATCTATGGGGGCAGGACGCTCGCATGGATGAAAGTGAGCTGGGCGCTGAAAGCCTAAAGATACCCCTCCTGCACCACAAGTATTATAAGATATTTGTTCAGGAAGGTCTCCTGTTGAAAAAGCTTGAACAGGATTACAAAACACTGTACCGCTTAAAGTATGAGTACTATATGGGTACTCTTGATCAAGAGACCATGGTAGAAAAAGGGTGGGATCCAAACCCACTAAGGATTCTTAAACAAGATCTCCCCATCTACATTGATAGTGATTCCGATCTCCAGTTGATTCAATCGAAGATAGATATACAGAAGCATAAAGTTTCTTTCCTCGAGTCAGCAATCAAAACTGTTAGTAATCGTGGCTTCGTTATTAAAAATGCTATTGACTGGGAGAGATTTAAGGTAGGTGGATGACCGATACGATTCGTGTAACGAAATTTAATGATGTACATATCAAGTTACACTGTGATGCAAGTACAGCATACGAGCTAAACGAATACTTTACATTTTCCGTTCCAGGTGCTCGCTTCACTCCTGCATATAAGAATAAGATGTGGGATGGTAAGATTCGTTTGTTCCACTTAATGCGCCAGACTCTTTACGCAGGTTTGTTGAGCAAAGTATTAGAGTTTGCCAAAGAAAGAAACTACGAAATTTCGTATGACAATCTAGCAGACTTTGGTCAGAACGTTTTTCCACTTGCTGCTGCGGAAGAATATGTAAAGAGTATTGATCTTCCTCTCACACCTCGTTATTACCAATATGATGCATTTGTTCATGCTATTAGGAACAAACGTGCAATCCTTCTATCGCCAACCGCATCTGGTAAGTCATTAATCATCTATCTGATCACAACATACCTCATCTCAAAGAAGGTATTGATCATCGTTCCAAACATTGGACTTGTTCATCAGATGGCAAGTGACTTTGAAGAATATGGATGTCCACCTGAACTGATCCATAAGATCTTCACTGGTCAAGAAAAGAATACCAACTCCCTAATCACGATCACGACGTGGCAAAGTATCTACAACCTACCAAAGAACTGGTTTACCCCATACGGTGTTGTGATAGGAGATGAGGCACATACATTCAAAGCTAAGTGTCTAGTGACAATCATGGAGAATCTAACATCATGTGAGTACCGATATGGATTCACTGGTACGCTAGATGGTACAACAACCAACAAGCTAGTGTTAGAAGGGTTGTTTGGTCCTGTTCATACTGTCACTACAACAGCGAAGCTAATGGAAGAGAAGACTGTTGCTCAGATGAAGATTCAAGCAATCGTTCTTAAATACCCAGAAGAGACACGCAAGCTGTTTGCTAATCGTAAGCCACGTCCATCATATAAAGACGAGCTTATGTTTCTAATTGATGATCCATATAGAAACAAATTCATCGCTAGACTCGTTAATTCGTTAAAGAATAACACTTTACTGTTGTTTAACAATATCAAACATGGTAAGATGTTACAGCAACTTATACAGGAAATCGATCCGACACGTGAAGTGTTTTTTGTATATGGTGGTGTTGATGGTGAAGAGCGTGAAACCATTCGTAAGTATGTTGAAGTAAACAACAATGTGATTGTCGTTGCATCATATAAGACATTCTCAACAGGCACCAATATAAAAAACCTACATAATGTTGTGTTCGGTAGTCCAAGTAAGTCGCGAATTCGCGTCCTACAATCCATTGGTCGTGGTTTGAGAACAAGTAATGAGAAATTAGATGCTACTCTATATGATATTGCAGATGATTTGTCATGGAAGTCCTATCAGAACCACACACTTAAACATTTCGGTGAGAGAATACAAATGTATAATCAGGAGAGGTTTAGGTACAGCATCTTTGGTCCGGATCTAAAGAGGAACACATGATTACTATTATAAAACTAACAAACGGTATTGAGGTAGCAGGAATGGCTGTTGCAAACGACAGTATGAGAGTCGTTTTGGAAAAACCACTGCAAATTAACTACCGCTATTACATAGCAGGCTCTCCTTCTGTCTCGTTTGTTCGATACAATATGTTTGGTACACATAGCTCTGTCACGTTTGATCGTATGCACATTCTTAGTGACTCGATTGCTCGTCAGGCATTTGCGGATGTATATCTACAACAGGCAGAATATTATTATGGTGATCATGAGAAGAATATCGACGCAGAGTTAGCTAACTTTGTCGGTCGTATGCAAGAACATGATGAAAGCGACCATCTGAAGAAACTTCTTGAGATGATGTCTGTTGATGGAGCTCCGATAAATTAATGGCAACACATTACGTAGATAACAAACAGCTCTATGCTGTTATCGTAGAACACAAAACAAGAGTAGCAGCAGCAGAGGCAGACAACAAATCTCCACCTCCAATACCCAATTATGTGGGTGAATGCATTTTACAGATTGCAAAACGTCTTTCTACGAAACCTAACTTTATCAACTACTCATATCGTGAGGAAATGATTAGTGATGGAGTCGAAAACTGCATTAGCTATTTTGATAATTTTGATCCTAGTAAGTCAGACAATCCATTTGCTTATTTCACGCAAATCATCTACTACGCGTTTCTTAGACGGATCCAAAAAGAAAAGAAGCAAGTGTACATAAAGCATAAGACTGCTGAGAACAGTATGCTGTTCAATGAGTTGGTGGATCAAGGTGAAGAAGGTGAGTTCAATTTCAGTCCTGCTGATTTTGATAGTGAAAACGTCTCTGATTTTATTAAAGCGTTCGAAGACAATATCAATAAAAAGAAAATAAAAAGAAAGAAGGGGCTCGACGCATTCCTTGAGGATGAAGAAACAGAATGAAAATTGCTCTATTAGGTGATACGCATATTGGTGCGCGTAACGATAGTCCTGCGTTCCATAAATTCTTTGCTAAGTTTTATAATGAAGTATTCTTTCCATATCTCGAGCAGAATGGTGTTGACGCAATCATTCAGCTCGGTGATGTATTTGATCGTCGCAAGTACATAAACTTCAGTTCACTCCATCAGAGTCGTCATTACTTCTTTGGTAAGCTAAACAAATATCCCACATTCATGTTGGTTGGTAATCACGACACGTATTACAAAAACACAAACCAAGTCAATTCGCCTGAAATGATATTGACGGAGTATGATAATATTACGTCTATTGCTACACCTCAAGAAGTAACATTGGGTGGTGTTACATTCCTTTTGGTTCCCTGGTGGTGTGAAGGCAGCGATGAATCTATAAAATCAGCATTAGCAAATACAAAAGCAACACACGTTATTGGTCATTTTGAGATTGGTGGTTTTGAAATGTATAAAGGTTCTGTCCATGAGGGTGGAACACCAAAGGAAATATTTAAAGACTTTGAAGCAGTATGGTCTGGTCACTTCCATCATCAGTCTAAACATGGCAACATTCACTATTTGGGAACGCCATATGAGATGACATGGTCTGATTGTGGTG